CTGGAAGCCATGGCGCAGGAGGAGTTTGATCTTCGTCCGTTACAACAACATTATCTGCGGCAACATCTAATTTAATAGTTTTTAGATTTTGTCTAACTGCATTATAATCAGAATCAGAAATGTCTTTTTGAGTAAATTGACCATGATTAGAAAACTGATCAATCTCAGCTTGTGTGCTTGCAATTAATTGTGGTAATCCGTTGTTTTTATCAAATAAAGCAAATGCCATTATAAATCCTATGTGTAACTATTTTCAAATACTAACAGTTGTCCTTTTCCTCCATCAGTTCCGCTTGATGCACGGCCTCCGCCGCTTCCACCATTAGGGAAATTGACGTTTGTATCTCTCCAGACAAATTGAATAAATTTAGTATTAAAGTTTTGATATTGAGCTGGCGGTCCTGGTGAATCAGTTCCGTTTGGTCCAGTATAGCCAATAGTAGCACCTGGGGCATCTCCATCAACTCCAGGAACTTGTGGGGTACTCATGTTGTTAGGCATAGTGTTTCCACCTGTTCCACCGTTTACAATAAATAGTGTTGAAATAAAAGTATTTCCACCTGTTCCACCGTTTGCTGGGCCAGGGCCTCCTACTTGGAAAGGTTTAGAAAAAGGATGTGATTGACTTATTTCATAAATTCCAAAAGCACCATTTCCACCTGTTCCACCTGGGTGAGTATTAGAATTAGTAGATCCTCTTCCACCTGCTCCTCCGCCTGAAAAAGCGTATGCAAGAATTTTATTTGTTTCAGTTTGAACAGTGTAAGTACCAGTAAAAGGTCCTTCACCATTAAGTTGCATTTGCATATTTCCAGCAGCAATACTACCTGTAGATGCCGCAGTTAATCTTCCTTGAGCATCAACTGTTATAGATGCAAGTGTGTAAGATCCTGCAGTTACTGCAGTGTTTGAAAGTTTATCTGGTGTAACAGCATCGTCAGCTATCTTTGCAGTAGTAACATTTTTGTTTGAAATATTAGCAGTTAAAACTGCATTGTTTGAAATTTTAGCAGCAGTGATTGCATCATCAGCAATTTTAGCAGTAGTAACGTTTGCATTTGAAATTTTAGCAGTGGTTACAGCATTAGATGCTATTTGAGCAGCAGCTATAGTTCCACCAAGTGTATCTAAAGATACTTCATTTAAATTTGTTCCATCAGAATAAGCTGCGTAAATTTTTGCTGCATCTGGAGTAAATCCAGTTCCACTTGCAGTTTTAATTGTAAGATTACTTGGATTTGTTAAAGCTGTACAATCAAAAATATAAAATTTTTCAATACTATCTGGAATAGTACAAATTGTGCTTGCAGCAATTGAAGCTGTAGCAAATTTAACGACCATGTTTCGTGCATTGGATATAGCTCCTTGATCCATAGTCATAGCTAAAGTACCTCCACTTGAAAGAGTTACTTGCTCATAACCAGCAATAGCTTGCTGAATAAGTTTTAAATTGGTATTTGTATTATCACCCCATGTACCGGCATTTTCACCAGTAGCCATTAATTCTAATTTAAGATCACTCGAATATGTTGATGGCATAAATTTTTAATCTCCTAATTAATTCATTTTACCTTATCTAAGCTGCAAGATCAACCTCAGTCCAAACATTATTTACCCCTAAATTAACCTCGCTCCATGCAGTAATATTAGGGCTACCAGTAGAAGAAGTCAATACTATCCCTGTAGGTTCTACTAATGCATTACCTACTGTACCTTCTTCACCCATTGCCATAGTTAATGGCAACCCTGTTAAACCTACTACATTTTGAGGTATAGATCCTTGCGTTCCAAGAGACAATGTAAGAGCTTGTCCAGTGGCTGATTCATTAGTAGATTGATCTAATGAAGGAGTTCCTAATGTTAAGGATGCTGAATTTCCTGTAACGGGAACTTCAGTTATTAATCCTGCCTCACTATTTCCTACTGATGTTTGTAGTAAGCCAGCTGTAGTTACTGATTCATTAGTAGATTGTTCTAATGAGAATGAACCTTGACTTATATTTAGCAAGTTTTCACCAGCTTGAACCACACTTACATCAGAATCAATTTGAATACTGTATGTTCCAATTGCCGCAAAACTTAATAATCCTGCTGTTGTTACTGTTACATCTACATCAGTAGTTACAGATTCATTTCCTATTGAAGATGTTAAAGCTTGTCCTGAAGCTACAGCTGAATAACGGACACCCCATCCTCCATTACCCCATTCAGCTCTACCCCAACCTACATTTAATTCAGCATCTATGGTAACTGATCCAACTGATGAAGTCATGGCTTGACCGTCAGCCATTAGAGTACCAGAAATACCCCAAGCTTTAGTGCCCCATGATGGACGACCCCAACCAGTAGTAGTTCCGGCGTATTCTTCGTCGCCTATATATGTTTGTAAAAGTCCTGCTGTTGTTACAGGGGCATAAGTTATTGATAATTCGCCCCAAGCATTTTCATTCCAACTGTCACCACCCCAACCAACGCTAATTTCAGCGTCAATGGTAACATCTCCAGTTTCGGTAACTACTCCTGTGCCTTGGCCCCAAGCTCCATTATCCCAAAAACCTTGACCCCAAGTAGTAAGCGATCCAGGTGAACTAACACTTACTGTAATGTCTGCCACCTGAACCTCCTATTTAATTATGCAATTCTCAAAATAGCTGCAGATGTAGTGTAAGCTGGAAACTGAATTGTAAAAGTTCCAGAAGTTGCAGTTTTGTCTCCCCCAAAATCTAAAACAGCTACAGCATCAGTTGTGCTTGATCCTGATCCAGTAGTTGTGTTGTAAATTAAAGCTCCTCTTGCTGTAAGTGTAACTCCAGTAAAAGATAAATCAGCAAAATCAGTTATAGCTGTATTTGAAGCTAAAGATGTTCCTGCATTTACTAAAGCTTTTCCACCTGCACTATATCCTGAAGGTGAAGAGACTTCATTGCTCGCTGCATAGCCAGTTGTTGATTTTCCCAAAGTCGCATTAGATGTAAACATTGCTAATTTGAATGTATCACCACCTGGATTTGAGAAATTATGTTCGCCTTGTAATAGTTCTTTTTTAAAAGAATTACAAATTGCATTTGTTGTTATTGCCATAGTTTTCTCCTTTTTAATAAACTGTGTTTGGAGAAGGAGATGGAATTTTTATTCTTGGAACTCCATCATCATACTCCCCACGTCTTCTTCTGCCCATTTGTTGTAGAGCAAAATTCTGTATCTCTTCATCATACTTGCTTTTATACAGGTTGTATAGATCCATGGGCCCTTTTAAAAATCTATAGCATTCCGTCAATACCCCATGTAATAACATAGAATCTTGGTAAGTTGAGATGAAGGTAGAATCCGTTGAAGTAAAATTAGGCGGATCTTTAATATAATTAATTTGTATTTCATCAGCCGATGTTGGAATTGGAGCAACAATAATATGAAAATCATCCCAATTTCCGTAATATTTAGGAGTTCCCGTATCTCCAGCACCATTATATTCTGATATAAAACTAGTTTCTCTTTTTTCTAAAAAATTTCTTGTGCCCCCTGAGCTTATATGTTCGATAGATCTTAATACTAAACAATCAGCAGGTAATGAAACTGCTCTATTACTGGCTGTAAAATTGGATGTAGAATACTTTCTTAAATCATCATAATCTACTTTACCTGCAATATCTAACTCTACGTTTCTTATAAATACAGCTATTTGACTATCAGTTAAAACATTACTTCCAACTTCTGTGTAGTCTCTTACTTGTGTTAAAAAATTTGAATAAGTTATTGCCATTAATATCCTCCTATCGCTAATCTAGGTTTAACTAATAAACCACCTTTATATTTCTTTTGGACAGGCATGCCTTTTATTTTTGATTTCGATTTGGGATTAGTTCGTCCCGCCACTCTCGGATTTGTTGTCATAGTTCTTTCTATTTGTCTAGCTTTATATTCTCCTTCAAAAGCCTTACTACTATATCTTGGGCTACTCATTAATTTCATTTCATGTTTATAATGTCTAGCGCTTTTTTCAGCAGCCTTCTTTTTATAAACTGGATCATTTTCTTTTCTTTTTCTAGTTTGAAATCTTTGTTTTAGTTTTCTAAGATACTCTGCTTTATTTTTAATTCTTTCTATAAATTTTTCTGAGGCTTTTTTCCCACCTTCTAAAATTGCCTGTTTTGCTTTACCAGCATCTCTAGTTATTAATAATTTACCACCTTTTGTTGCGATTCTATAAATCATTATGTTATACTCACATTTACTTTTCCAACTAATGCATCAAGTTGTCTTCTTCTATTTTGTAAAGAAGGATTTTCTGGATACATACTGGAAACTGAAGTTGTTATTCCCCAAGATTCGGTTTTATAAGTTTGTGTTCTAAACGCAAAATCACCAGGTAAAGTTAAATTAGCTATTCCTATCATTGCGCCTCCTGAGCTACAAAGAACATTATCATTAGGTGCATAAGTTGGGTTTAAAGCAGACATTAATTTAGGTTGTTGAAACTTCTGCGATCTAGTATTTTGTAAAGCAATAGCATCTGCAACAACTCTACGTGTTCTAATTTGAGGTTGCTTAGGTTCAAACTCTGAAGTATGAACTAAAGCTCCATTCCATTCTTTAACCATTTCATCATAAGGAAAAACCATTCCTGATCTATCTGATACTGATTTTGAATATCTACCTCGTGCCCATTTTGACATATTAAATTCCTGTTGTTGGATAAAAAGATTGTGGTGTTATAAAAGTAGATGTTCTTTGACCATCTTCCTCTAATGCTCTTTTTAACTCATCCTCATAGATTAATTTATTTTGTTGAACTAATTGTGGTGCAACTTTCATTGACAAATAATAAGCTAGTCCCGCACACATACACGGTAAAAATCTATAAACTACATCTGCTTGATTAGTGTAAGCACCTGCATCTTCAATTCTTTTAATAACATAATATTTTACATAAGTATAAGTAGTCAAATTTGGAGCCTGGTATAAATAAATAACAGGAGTAGTTTGCCTTGAAACATAATATTGTGATGGTGTTCCAGTAGAATATTTATTAGGCAATGCTGCATAAGTAGATCGATCTATTTTAGTTAAAGCTACGTCTTGAGTAGATGATGAATTTGCCGCTGTAGAAGTAGTAGATATAAAAGCTTCTAACACATCACTAACGTCGCTATCTACGGTATAACTTGCTTGTCCTGATACTAATTGTTTTTCATCAAGTTCTACTTTCCAAAGATGAATTCCTCTATTACCCCAATCTGCAAATAATAAATTTAAACTCGTTCTAGCTGATTTTAATTCATATCCAGAACTAGTTGTTATATTACATCTTTGATATCCTTCTTGAATAATATCATCTATATTTAAATTAAAGGTTGTTGTTCCTGAAGTTGCCATTAAATAATATCCTTATAGTAAGTAGCGTGACCGCCTTTAGTAAATTTCATTATTCCACCTTGAGAATTCATTTTTGGTCTTTTCACTCTTTTGTGCATAACAGCAGTTGCTACATCTGTTAGTTTTTTACCATAGTCCGCCATGCCTCTTCTAGCCTTTCTAAACGCTCTTGTACTTTTTTTATCTTTATTTTTTACTGCTTGAGATTTAGCCCATGTTAGTATTCTTCCAAGTTCCATAGTTTTTGCTCTCTTTACATCTAAGTTTTCCAAAGTCTTCATAAATTTGTCGTCTTTTACACCCTCTCTAATTTTTTTCTTTTCTGCATCCTGCAGTCTAGCTCTTCCTATTTTATACTGTTTTTTAGTTTCATCCTTTATGTGTTTAGATTGTTTTTTCCAACCTTTTGATTTTATAAGGGCTTTTAGGGCTTGGCCCCCTGGTCCTCTTAATAAACCCCCAAGTAATTTTCCTTTAGGTTTTTTAAATTGTAATTCTTTAAATTTCTCTCTTGTTGTAGACTTTGCGTATTGAAAAGCCGATTCTTCGCTCATGTGAGTTCTCGCAGAAGAATATTGATCATCAAAATATTGATGAACTTTCTTTGATCTTCCAGGAAAAGCCTTTTTGGCTACATTCCAACTCCATTTACCTAGTTCCCAAGCTGCTTTTACTCTACCCATTATTTTTTAAAACCTTTCAATAAATCTCCGTAGTATTTTTCATAACTTTTATTTGAAACATACTTACCGGCTAGATTAGATTTAATAAAACTCCCGGTGTAGGCTTCTAATACAGTCTTAACTCCTGGAGTTGAAGTAGTTGTTGAAAATGCTGAACGTCCCATAGCTGCTTTTACAACATCTACATTTTTGATGGTTCCTTTATTTTTTGAGGCATAGAATACTTGCTCTCCTTTTTTCTTACCATGCTTTTTGACCATGGAGCTCATGATCTTTTTTCCTTTATCTGTAAGTGGCACCATTCCTCCTTTTTAGCGGCCGCTTTGAGAGTGTTTATACTCTTCCTTTTTGCGGTTGTACAACTTACTAGATTGTATCACTTTAGGATTAAAAGTTCTAGACTATATAAGATCTCTAGCTCTACCAATAATGGGCTTATATTTAGTCTTTCCCTCGGATTTGTACGCGTGTAAGAATTGTTTCCTTGGTTGATCGGTAGTATAGCTGCAATGTATCCACCCACTGTTTGGCTCACCAGGAGTATAGAATTCTAATATCAATTGATCAAATTCTAGGTTTGAATAAATCCAATCAGCCAATTCTGCATTATCTGTTCCCATTACTTCAAAATCAGCCGCCTCTGCTTTTGCATGTTGGCTGTTGACTGAGCTACCTATTTTTAGGCACAGCTCTGGACTACGGAATCCGCTGGTTACCTTAACTCTGCCGAAGTGATCACGTACGGGCTGTAAAATATTTTCACACAGTTCTTTTAATTTTTCTAGTTGACCTGAGTTTGGATTGTTATTGATATCTAATCTGATGGCAGTATCGGATTTGATTAATTCTTGAAGAGTAAAATTACGACTTAAATTCATATTTGTTTTATTTGAAGTTTTTTATTATTTGTTTCATAAAGAGCTACATGGTTGTAGTGTTTTACAATTCCATTATTAAATTTTATTAAAGGTAAAAACATTATATCATTATAGGGAGTATATCTACAGTGTTCAGGAATGTCTATTATATAAGGTTTTATAGTCCACTCTGTATTTGGATGGCATAACCAAAAAATAGGTTTATCACAATACCAAGTTAGTTTAGCATTTTTATTTACATGATTATTTAACATTAAATAAAAAAATTTATATATCCTTATGTTTTCAGGATCTGGAAACATTTTAGAAGGAGCATCGTCAAAAAATATAGTATCAAAAGTACCTAATGTTTTTAAAACTTCTTGCCAATATCCTTGAACAATATTTACTTTATGTTTTTGTTTCTTACTCCATTCTTCTAATTCTTTTATCATTATAGGTTCAATAATAGTATGAGATTTAATATTATATTTTTGTATTTCATCGGCAGAATAACCTAATCCAAACCCTATTTCTAATACATGACCTTGTGGTTCTACATGTTGTATTAATTTTTTTACATAAGGTTTTTCCCATTCCATCATAACCTGAAAATCTATAGATGGATCATATATAATGTCTTGATTAGCTATGTCTTTCCCTTTTATATAATTCATTTTTTCTATTGTAGATTTTTTTGGATTTTACCACGCGCTGGTGGTATCGTCTATCTTTTAATTTTTTAGCTATTTTATTAGACTTATTGCTCAAGAATTAAAGCTCTAATATTTTTTCTTCCCTGATATATCTCAGTCTTAGCCTTACCCTTGTAGCATTTATAAGATATAGTTTCTGAATACTGTCTCTCCGCTTCACGTTTCCCGCGTAAGCATTGGGCCATCGACGGTTGAATAAGGTGTTCCTTAATTTCTCCGTTTACGAACATCAGAAGGGCGATCACACTCTCTATCAATTTGTGCCTCCATTTCCGTTTTTATAATGCATATCTCTTGATGCATCTTTTAATTTTTCAATATCCTCTAAAACCTTATCCATTTGCTTTCTTAAAAACTCGATGTTTACTTTATTTAAAGCCATATCTTCAATGTGTTTAGTTATACGATCTAAAGTTTTGTAAATATCCTCGATCATCATAAATTGCTCGTTT